CATCATACCAGATGAATGTCCTCTAAATAGAGGTTCTTTCACTAAAAATACTGAACCGTGAACTGTATTAATCTCCATTAACTGGTGACCATACTGTCCTGATAGTTCATCCATATTTATTTGGTATTGTGTACTAGCAGTTGATATATCAGAAAATGAGCCGTTACCCATTTTGTTAAAGAAAGAAATAACAGGAAGAGAAGCTAATGCTAATCTTTCGTTACTTCCACCTCTAGCAGGGTCAAACAATACTTCAAAGTCTGATAATAGTCTATCATAAGTAAGCTCTGAAGCTTTTGCAGTTCTGAAGTATGCTTTACCTGACTCATAAGATAAGTTAGTTGTACCGCCTACTACTGTACTGTTTTTAATGATGTGACCTACTAGACCTTCTGAGTATTGTACTCCGCCTACTTTTGCTTTTTGATTGAAAAGAAATGCTCTTTCCATATCTATTTTGTGCTCTCTCATTTTTTGAGCTAACACTCTTTCAAACTCGTTAGATACTCCACGTAGTTGTGTTGCATATGCTGTGTTTGAAATCTCAGCAGCTGTTTTGAAAATCTGGGTATACCCATAATTATCTTCTAAACTGTCTGAGAAAACATCTGGTGACCCAGAACCTTCTGCGTAAGCTGTACCAATGATTTGTCCTTTTTTATTATCTAAAAGTTTATTTGCATTAGTTGCTGTTGATGATACAGAAATCACTTTACCAGTGAAAGTTGTATCAGCAGAATTTTGAACAGGTGCATCTTCTACTCTAACTATAACGTTAGCGTAAGTTGCATCATCTTCAGTTCCACCTAGTGTTCTAACTGCAAAGACCATCCCTTTAACAAGGAAGTCTACTGCAGCTCCGTCAGCTGTATCTACAGTAAAAGCTACTATATCTCCAGCTACTTGTACTGCACTACTATCGTGATTACCTTTTAATAAAAACTCTCTACTTGTATAATTAATCTTTGTTCTATCTTCTAGATAACGAAACAAAGAATCATCCGTAGGAAGTTTTGCGGTTTTACTCAGGTATACGAAGAAAGGACTTTCTTCAGGTGCTAGTTCAGCAATCCTATCAGAAAAGTTATATAATCTTCTTCTATCTGGAGCAACTCCATAATCAGCAGCAGTAGTAGCAGCAGTCAAGTTTGTTGACTTTATTTGTCCGCTTATTGCCATTGTATTCTCCTATTTATTTACGTTTTATTCCTTTGCTAATGCTACCAGTCTGAGCTGCATTAAGAATTTGGTCCCACATTCCATCTTGTTCAGATTTAGTAGGAGCCGCTCCACCTTGCAATACCCCTGCGGTTCTTGCTTGGTTAGATGTATCTGGTTTTTGAATAACAGGTTCTCTATATTCACCTTTATTCATTTTAAATAACTTAACCAGATTGTCTAGAGGAACAGAGTCTTTTGGTGCAGAAGTAAATTCCATAAATTCTTGGACTTCATTTTCTTGCATTCCAAACTCACTCTTTAACTTATTAACAGTTTCATTTAAAAACTGTCTTTGCTCTTGACCTTTCATAGCATTTTGCACTGCACTATTTATTCTGTTTTCTTCTTGGTTCACACGATAATCGTATGATGAAGAACCAGGTTTGTTGTACGCTTCCCACGGATTGAACTCGTCTTCATTTAGCTGTTGTGCTTCAGCTGGTTTAGTTGCACCATTATTTCCGACAATATTATCTCTTAAGGTTTCTACAAGGTCTGGTCTTTGCTCTAGCAAGTTAATTAATGGTTTGTACTGGCTTAGATGCTTTTTATCAGATTCAGCTCTATCATACATAGACTGAAACTTTTTAGCTTCTTTTTCCCAATTCATACTTTCATCTCCTTCTAAAGTACCTTCTTGTTGACCTTCTGCTTGAACCCCATCCATGGATTCTAAAGCTTGAGTATCGGTTGTTGATGTTTCATTATTCATTATTACTCCTTTGATGTCTCTTTCTTTTGAGCCGAACTACGTACATTGGATTCGATTATTTTTATCTCTCCACGCAATTTCTCTAATTCGAGCAACACCTTGTCGTTTAATTTGTTTTTATTAACACGCCTATCGGCATTGGCGTTAGATTCTATATCGTTTAGACGAGTCTTAAATTTCTCAACTTCAGTTCGTTTTCTATCTGAAATAGATTCTCTTGTAGCCGTTTGCAGGTCTCCCTGTAAATTCTTTATTGTTTCACCCATAGAAGCCATTTGTTGTTCCATTTGCTGTCTTTGGTTCATTCTTGTTAGCACACCTTCTTTATCAAAGATGTCTGGATTTTTCTTTAAAACTTCTACTTGGTCTACAATACCCATTTGAAATGCTTCCATATACACAGCTAACTCTGCGTATTTACTTGTAGGCAAAGTAGAACCAGACTCAATGCCAATATCATGTTGTTCTAAGTTGTGTTTATCTTTTTTTAAATCAAATATAGTTTGTGTTGTATCTGAATATATTTGACTCATAGTTTCTGACATATCATTATTTGGTTGTGCTAACCTAAATAATTTTTTATGAGTGTAATGACTTTTACCATAATTATATAAAACTTTACCTAATCGTTTAATACTAAACTCTATGTCTCTTAGTTTTGATTTAGGTCTTTCACTACCAAGAGCAATTAATCTTTCTGTACCTCTTGCAGTATCAGGAGCTTTTTCTCCAACACCCTGCATTATTTCTGGTATACCAAAAATAAAATTAATATAAAACTCTGCTTGTTGTATTAATCTGTAAAACTCTCCAGTTAAAGGCTGAGGTGCTGGATAGTGAGGCTCTCCTTGTGTAGAGTCTACTTCTATTACAGCATTTGGATTTGCCCAATCTTTTTCTAATTGAGATACACTTTCTACACTACCTAGTGGAACCATAAGTTTTAAACCAGCTGACGCTTGTGCATGAGAAAGAGCCAAGGACCAAAGCTTATTGAGCAATCTTTGCATTGGCCTTGCTCTTGAAATATCTGAACGAGGATAAGGTGTTTGAGTCCACACATTAGCTATTGGTACAATAGGGTAAACATCAGTGTTTAAAATTGTTTCATATAAAACTACTTCTCCTATACTAGCTGTAACTTTAATTCTATTTTGAAAAACTTGAGTAATATCTACTTGTCCCATTTCTATCATTTTTTTATTTTGTTCTAAAAATAATGAAAAGTCTGCTTCATCAACAATAAACTCTTCGTCAGATTCATTTTCTTTTAAAATATAATATGGTACTTTAACTTTATAAAATCTTTCTAATATTTGATACCTAGTATTATGCATATCAGTATAGCTTTTAACTTTGTCTGGTGTATACATATTAATACTAGATGCATTAACATTCTCTGGATAGTCTTGTTCTAAGCTATATGGTGATATTTGATTTATTAATGGCTCCATTGCTTCTTGAGTTTCTGGGTCTACATCAACCCCTAGTTCTGGATATAAGTTTAACACTTGGTCATTTGTTAGTATTGTAGATAAAATAATATTATCTGCATCTGTAAAAAATCTATCTCTTGAAGACGCTGGTACATAAATTCTAAAAGGGTCTACATAGGAAAACTTTACATCTCCTTTACCAAAATCTGAATCGTAGTCTACGTAAGCATATACATATCCTAATCCAACAACACAATAATCGTGTATGGCTTGTTTCATTTGTGCATCACCATCTGAGTTTTGCCACACAAAACCCATAATAAGTCTCCATAAGTATGCTATTGATGAATCAGAATCTTCTCTAGGTATAACAGTAAACGCTGGAGGTCTTGCTGTTAACATACTTTTTAATCTTTCTACAGCAGGAGATATTCTATCCATTGGAACATCTGCTTGATTTTTTTGAGCCAACTCAGTTGATTCATCTGTAGTAAAATGATTTCCTAAATAAAAATCTATATCTTGTCTAGAATCTCTTTCCCAAGACTGTCTGTCGTTTCTATACCTATCATAGGTTTCTCGGTTTTTTAATGCTCTTTTATCATATTCCATTTAATAGCCTTACTTTTATAAAAAACGACACAATGTTACGTTCGTTAATTTAACTCTTTGTCCTCTGTTATTGCAAGTAAAATGTTAATAAGATGTGGATAACTTTTTATTTTATTGAACCAGTTATCCAATTATACACTTTATTTGCTTTTAATGAAGTTGATTTACTTACAGAATCTTTTAACTGAGTTATTTCAATCGCTGTACTGCTTGGTGGTTTTGCAAAATAATCTGCATAATACAAAGCATCCATTAAGTCATCATTTTTTGGTTTGGGATGTTCAAAAAATTCATCCACTATTTCTGTCATGTGTTTTTTTATAAACAATTTTTTTGAATTAACAATAGGACCAAGAGATGTTTCTAGCCTATCTTCTTTTTTAATTCCATACGGAGGCTTAACTCCTTTAAATATTCCTGGCATTAATCTTCTTTCTCTATGAGAAATTCTAGTTGTCATATCTCTGACCATTTCTTGAGCTGCTACAGTTTCTATTGTTACTCTTCTAACTGGAGAATATTTTTTTGCCATTTTTATAATTTCTTCTGCCATATCAAACGCAGGTATTTTTTCTCTAAAGTAATCAAGAATATATCTATTTTTATTTGCATCTATACCCATTACCATAATTACTTGATAGTCTGAAGTAGCAGTAGCTGTTGCTGCTAAATCAACTCCTAGGTAAACATTAATTGGTATAGCTTCTTTATTTCCTACTAAGTATGCATAATTATTTCTTACTTCAAATTTATGATTATAGTTTTGTATTCTATCTATTTTAAAAGAAGCTGATGCAGAATCACGAGCATCATTCATATATTCTTGAGCAAATTTATTAACTAGTCCTGCTTCAATAAATTCTTTTCTTTTGTTTTCTAGTTTCTTTAAAGAGAATTGTTCTGGCCACAAAGCAACTCCATCTTCTACGGCTCTATGAAATGTTACATTCCAAGGGTAGCTACGATTATTTTTATCTGCATCTCTTACTCCATCATATATGTTTTGTAAGAAAGAATCAAAGTGTACAATAGTTCCAGTCAACCATATCCAACCTTCATTACCTGGTGTTTCTTCTAGTGAAGGATATACAGTAGATACAATCCACTTCTTTAACTCTGCTCTTCTTTCAGGAGTTTTTGTATTTAGCTCTGATTCAAAGTCATCAAGAATAATTCCAGTGTAACGTACACCTACTTCTGCACGACCACGAAGTCTTTGAGCAGAACCCTTAGCAATAATTCTATCACCTTTGGGTGTAACAATATCTTTTTCTGTCCATCTCTTACCTACACTACCACCATCCATATTACCAAAGTAGTAACGAATCATTTCGTTTTCTTCAAAGTGGTGTCGTATATATTTTAAATGGTCAACAGATTGTCCTTGTTCTTCTGATACCCATGCTACAAAGTTTTGTTTATCTGTTTCAGCAAACAAAAATTTATGCATAATAGCAGCTTTAGATAAAATACTCTTACCCATACCACGAGGAATGATATTACAAATACGTGCTCCAGGTTGATGTGCTATTAACTTTTTAGATAAGTCATAGTGGAACTGAGGACTTTCACTTTTATGTAGAAAGTCTTGTGGCAAAAATACACGGCCAAAAAATATTAAGTCTTTGTATGCTTTGGCTAATACTTCATCACGCTCCGCCATTACAGACGGAGGAGGTATAATGTTAATCCTCTTCTTTTCCATCTTTAATTAGTTTCATAGTGCTCATTTCAAGTATTTCTTCTTTACTAAATCCAGTAAAAGCTTGTCCCAATAATAATGATTCGCTTTTCTTTTCTTTAGGATACATACTTTGTATCTTCATAAAGTTTTCTAATGCACGTAGTTTAACTGCATCAGACGTTTCATCGTTCTCAACAATATTCTTTGCTTGCTCTAGTGTCCATCGTTTATCAATACCAATATCACTTAGCAGTTCTTCTATTTCTTTTTCCACTTCTTGTTTTATCCTTGTTTGTTTTAGGAGTACAGACGATTTAATCTTTGCTGTTTTTTCATT